GTTTTGATACAAGTGTTGGCCATGATTACCTTGAAGATTATGATTCCCGATATGACTTTTATCATAAGAAAGAGGAACGAATTCCTTTTGATATTGAATTGCTTAACAAAATTACCAAGGGTGGTTTACCTCGCAAATCTATGACTGTACTATTGGCTACAACCGGTGGTGGTAAATCACTAGTTAAATGTCATGCTGCGGCTGGCGCTTTGTTGCAAGGTAAAAACGTTTTATATATTACTATGGAAATGGCTGAAGAACGTATCTCAGAACGTATTGATGCTAATATGCTCGACGTTACTATTGATGAAGTTGCTGAAATGCCACGTGATGTTTATGCAAAACGCATGGAACGTATCAAAGGTAAATCTACTGGAAAACTTGTTGTTAAAGAATATCCAACTGGTTCTGCTCATGTTGGCCATTTCAGACATCTACTTACTGAACTTCGTATGAAGAAAAACTTTAAACCAGATATTATTATGATTGATTACCTAAATATTTGTGCGTCAGCTCGGGTTAAAGGCGCGGCTGCAGCTAATTCATATACTTTAGTTAAATCAATTGCAGAGGAGGTACGTGGTCTTGCGATGGAATACAATTGCGCTATTATTACTAGCTCTCAGTTTAATCGTGATGGTTATGGCAACTCTGACGTGGATCTCACTAATACTTCTGAAAGTATGGGAATTACCCATACTGCTGACTGTATTCTGGGCTTAATCACAACTGAAGAACTAGATACTCTTGGCCAACTTATGATCAAACAACTTAAAAATCGTTGGGGTGACTTAAGTTATTACCGTCGGTTTGTTGTCGGTATTGATCGAGCTAAAATGCAACTATATGATCTTGAGCAAAGCGCTCAATCAAATGTAAGTCAAGCACAATCTGCAGCTAATACTGTTCCGCGACCTAGCATAAACTTTAATGATGATAGTCCTGTGTTTGATAAAGGAGCATTTACTGAAAAGAAAAAATCCTTGTTTGGGGCTGGTGGTATCACTTAATATAAATAAAAGAAAAACATAAAAGAGGTTTGTTTTGATTAGCTTTAAGGGGTATATCACGGAAATGGCCAACACTGATTCTGCTGATATTAATGAAATCCAATTAGGCTTTTTCTTGTCTAATAATTGGAAAAACTTTGATGGCGCAAACGCTGCCAAAAAACAATTAAAAGATAAAACTGACAAAGTTGGTACTGCAGAATATAATTCTCAGACTGAAAAGGCTAAAGCAATGGCCAAGGAAGTATTATCTTGGTCAAAGGATAATGGCTATAGTGGTAAAGTTAAACGGGTTTGGTGGACTGCCAGACCCGGCATTTTAGCAAAGGCTGTTGGTAAAACAGTAGATAGTCGTAAGAACCCAACTGATATTCTCGTACAGTTTTCAGATGATAAATTCCTAGGCTTATCAGCAAAATCAACAAAGACACAAGGTGATATTGGATTTAAGAATCCTGGCCTTGGTACTATTGAGAAAGCAGTTGGTAAAATGCCAAACTTTGCTCAAGATGCTGTTGATACTCTTATGAAAAACTATCCTAACTTAAGCACCGCTGCGAGTAAACGTAAAGCTGAAATACGAGCTGACGATGGTATTGGCAAAGCTGCTGAGTACTTAGGAACCGCGGTACTTAATAAAATTAGAGATGACCTATTCAAAAAATTAAATGGTATGAGAGAAAAAGACTTAGTCGATTATATCATTAATGATTGGATGGATGCAACTGCTGTATATCCTAGGTACATTAAAATTACTGGTATGCGTGTAGGTGCTAAGGTTGAAGATCCTTTATCAAATAGTAAACTTTCAAAGTTAATGTTAGGTAATATTAAATTAGTCAAGGTCGGAAACGATAGTGTTGGAATTATGGCAGATGGTAATCGTATTATGAAAATGCGTGCAAAATACGAGTCACAAAAACTTGCCTCAACAATTAAATTTTCTGGAGATCCTTGGAAATGATAAGATTTAAAAAGTTCATTGCAGAATCTAAAAATACGCATATGGAACATTTAGAGGATAACATTCTCAACAATGGTGTTATTGGAACTCGAGATTCAATTAACTTCCTTAGAGCTTTAAGAGATATGCTCGCAGGTAGTAGTAAATCTAAAATAAATGTTACAGTTAAATGGGATGGTGCACCAGCAATCTTTGCCGGTACTGATCCAACTGACGGTAAATTTTTTGTTGCCAAGAAAGGTATCTTTAATAAGAACCCAAAGGTATACAAAACAAACGCAGATGTTGACGCCGACACAAAGGGCGATTTGAATACAAAATTAAAACTAGCTTTGGCCGAGTTTCCTAAACTTGGTATCAAAGGAATAGTACAAGGTGACTTTTTATATGCTAAGGAAGATCTCAAAGAGGTGGACATTGATGGTGAACCGCACGTTACTTTCCATCCTAACACAATTGTTTACGCGGTACCTAAAGCATCAAAACTCGGTAAAGAAATACTCGGATCCAAGATCGGAGTGGTATGGCATACAACGTACCGAGGAACAGAATTTGAAAAAATGTCTGCAGCTTTTGGAGAGGAGATTGCATCAGGCCTCTCAAAAGTAAAAAGCATTTGGTCAGTAGACGCAGTGTATAAAGACTTGTCTGGAACTGCAAACATGACTAAAAAGGAAACTGATGAAGTAACTAAAATCTTATCAGCAGCTGGTAAAAAATTCAATACAATTAAGAAAGAAACTCTTAATGGTATTTCTCAGAATCCAGATACATTACAAAAAGTTAAAACATTTGTTAATAGCAAAATTCGTGTTGGCGAAAGAATTAAGAATCCTCGTAAATTAGCCAAGGATCTGACTGCTTATATTGATGACTATTACGAACAGCAAGCTGCTACTCGTAAGACTGATAAGGGTAAAGCTGCTCAACGTCAGAAAAAAGATGCTACATTAGATTATTTTAAACGTACACCAGAATCTCAAATTACTGCGATGTTTGAATTATATAATTTACTTATAGATGCAAAACATATTTTAATTGGAAAATTAGATAGAGCAAAAACAATTGGTACGTTCTTAAAAACAAAAGAAGGTTATCAAGTAACTGGCAGCGAAGGCTTTGTTGCTATTGACCACATGGGTAAGAACGCAGTTAAACTCGTCGATAGACTTGAGTTTAGTAATGCAAATTTCTCCGACAAATATATTAAAGGGTGGGAAAAATAATGGCATGGGTTGACGTACCAGGATCACCAACAATTTTAGTTAGTGGAACACCAACTGCAATTTGGCAATACGATAATGCTCCTGTTTTAGGCACATTGGTAAATGCTAATGCAAAAGTTCAAGACGATCCTGACGCAGGACAAGTTGATGAGTATTATAGAGCTAATGGCACTGTAACAAACGGTATTAGATCTTTTACTCCTCCTGGCGGCAATACGCAAGAAACATATGTAAAATGTAGAAGGGTTCAACCAACTGGAAAAATTTATCCAGATTCTAATACAAATGGACCTTGGAGTGAATTAAGCAAAAACTATTATGACGGTAAAATCTAATGGCAAACATACACTACCTTAAACGATCTCGTACAGAAGCAGTAATCAAAGTATATGTAACAGACTCATCTGGCGATACAGTTGATGTGGCTTTGTCAGACCTTATTGCTGATGGCGAAACATTTGATGCAGGTACGGCTTCAGTAACTATTAAAGAAATCTTTTGGGGTTGCAAACACAATAAACACATAGACATCTCACGATGGAATGGCGCAACTGCGCACGGTCATTACTATCTTGTAAACTCAAGTTCTCACGAATATACTGGCTTTGTAGATGATGTATACTCAGATAGAGATATAAGAATTATAGGTGATGGAGAATTCCATTGCATAATGAAATTGACTAAGGTCAGTGGATATAGCTAAGACAGAGTGTCACATATGACACTAGTGACTACCGGCTATATCAAATTGGTAACCCTTGTTTACCTATTTCCTTAATAAATATATTTGTAAAAAGGATTAAACCTAGGCATACGGTCTAGGATCGGATCATACAACATACACATATATTAGAGGAAACGAAAAAATGTCACAAGCTATCCTTACAGCCCACAGCTTTTTAACACAAGGTGTTGAAGGTTTCATGGATTTTATGAAATCAGTAAACGAAAAAAGAATTCAACAAAAAGCAATTCGCGAAACAGAAAAAGCGTTACAAAAACTATCAACTGCAGAGTTAGATGATATTGGAATTACTCGCGGAGATATTTACACTATCGCACGTTCTAAAGATACCATTGAAAATGTAAGAGCAAATAACAATTTGCGAGGTTGGGTATAATGGAAGCGGTAGGAAACACACCAGTATCAGCACCAAAATTTATTAAAGTCATTGGCAAATTCTTAGTTGCATTTGCAATGGGTGTATGGGCATTTGGCGAATCAGCAGGTAGAGCAAGAGCAGCAGCTGAACTATCACGTCAAGGCTACCACGCAGAAGCAAAACGCTTGATGTTAGGAGACAATGCATGATTAAGAAGTTTATGAAAGCAATGGAATACCGCAGCTACTGTATGGCAATTAGAGAACTAAGAAACAAAGGCATGTATGAAAAAGCTGATGAAATTTCTGAGTTCAAAAACAAGATGTATCCAAGTTACTAATGCTAGATCCGGATCACACCTATACAAGGCCTAAAGGCGAAAAGAAAAAAGGCGGCAAATAGCCACTTTTAAAATCCATATAAATACTAAGGTAGGCGAAAGTCTACCTTTTTTGATTTAATGGAGAGAGATTATGGGAAGAATACGTGATAGAGGCCACGACGGTGG